TCCTCAACGCGCCGCATTTTCCGCCCCGCCGCTGCCGAATTTCCTTAGCGCGCGCGTGCCCGAATCGAGGACGGCTTTACGCCCGGCCGCGATGATTTGCCCCGGCGCCTTGCTTTGCGCCTGCGCGAATGCGTCGCGCAAAAATCCCTTCGGCGCGATGCCGCGCGCGGTGCCGAATTCGAGGAACCACCAGTAATAAGGATCGTCGCCGGCCGTCTTTCCGTGGCCCCCGCCGCGCCCGTGGCGCACGCCCACTGTGTAGCCGCGCTTCGAGCCGATAACTATCCGTTTGATGGCCCAGCCACGCACGAGCGCACCCGTGCGCGAAGTCACGCGCGACGCGGCATTTACGGCCGCATCGTTGCGGATATCCTTCGCCGCGCCGAACGTCGCCCGGTACGAAATGCGCTCGACGGTATCGAACGCGCGCAAGTCCGCGAGTTTTTGGATTAGCTCGGGCAGTCCCTTGATTTTTACTTTAGCGGCCATCGCTGCCCCCGGGGATAATCTTCGCGAGGCATTCGGCCGCCTTTTCCTTCGGCGCCATGTTCACCGCGACCAAATCGTAAAGGTCGCCCGTGACCGCATCGCGCACGCGCCAGCGCGCCGAGGGAATCCAGCCATCGCTAACGCGGATGGTTATGCGCGCGTCTATCCAGTCTTTGATAATCGTGGTCGCGACTTCGCGGCCCTTGCCGAAAATCGGCTCGATAGCGGCCCACGTTTTGAACTCGGCCCATGCGAGGGCTTCGCCCCCGGCCGCATCCTTGGTTATCGTGGGGCGCCCGAGATAAACAGGCGTGCGAAGCGAGCCGGCGCGAACGCGGGGCATGGTCGCGGCTCACATATACATGTCGAGGACATACGGCCGCAGGAGCGCATCGGCCAATGCGTTGCGCGCAACAATCGTCCCGACGATTTGCGCCTCGCGGTTTTCGTACAAGTCCCCGAGGTAAAGCATTGCCGCCGCGATCACGTCCGGCGGCACTTGTTCATTCGGCGGCGCCGCCTGCCAATCGATGCGGCCCACGGTCCCGCGCGGATCGGCGCCGAACGCCGACGCCTCCGTAATCACGGCTATCGTGTGTCCGAACATCGTCCCCGTGTAATACGCGCTCGCATCCAGCGCCACGTCGCCCGCGTAGATCACCGGCACGGCGGGCGATAGGAGCGCGTGATAGACGGCCGGATCGGTGCAGCCGCAGCCTTCAAGGTCGCAGGCGTCCAGCGGGGTAGACCATGCGCGCTCGGTCCACGCGCGCCCCGTGTATCGCTCGCACAGGGCCACGGCCGCATCGAGCATCGCCACGATCACGGAATCCTCTTCCGTGTGCACGATGCGCAAATGATTTTTCGCGCCGTCGAGCGTGAATGCTGCGTCCGGGATCATGCAATCGCCTTCGCGATGTAAGCCCGCGCGTCGCAGTATTGCTCTTCGCCGCTCGTGAGTCGCACCGTCAAAATGCCGGCTTCGTCCAGCGTTACCGCCGCGATGCCCACGCCGGCCGGGCCTGCCACGCCCTGCGGGCCATCGTCGCCGCGCTTGCCCCGGATGTTCGTGCGCCGCCAGCCGCCCGCGTCGATATTGGCCGCGTCGGCGCCGTCCACGGTCGCCGTGTAAAGCCAATCGCCTTTAATGAATTGATCGCCCTTAATGACACGTTCGCCCACGCGCGGCCCGTCGCCCATGAATCGCGGCATGGCGCGCGCATGCAACGTTTGTTCGCTGCCATCGGTGAGCCGCGCTTTAAGGTCGAACGTGCGCGCCTCTATGTTTTCAACCATCGATAGCGAGGCGATGCCGGCCACGATGCAGACATACGAAGCCGGGTCGGCCTCGGGGGATAACGTGGTCGCGCGGATCGCTTGCACGATGCCGCCGCCCCATGCGATCAGGTCATTGCGCGCGACCGGATCGCCGTCGCGGATTTGCCGGGGCGCCGCGATGAAGCGATCCGCACCGGGTTCGCCGCGTTCGCCGCGTTCGCCGGGCGGCCCCTCGGGCAACTCCACGTCCGCTGTCGCGCCGTTGCTAAACCGCAGCGTGAAAGCGTGCGGGTCGCCTTGCTCGACGCATTCGATACTGATTCCTTCGGGGCCCTGTTCGCCACGCGGGCCGGCCGGAAGTTCTACGGGCCAGTCGCTCCCGTCCGTAAGGTGCAGCGTGAAGCGCCCGGGCTCGCAGGCGATGGCATCGATGCCCACGCCGCGCGGGCCGGCGCAGCCGGGGCCGCCATCGGCGCCGCGTTCACCGGCCGGGCCGGGCGGGCCGGGCGGTAGCGCCAGCACGTGGCGGGTGCCGTCCGTGAGGCTTAGCCGCGCGATGCCGGGTTCGGGTTGCTCGACGCCGGCCACGCCCACGCCGGGCGCGCCGGGGCGGCCCTCCAAGCCGGTTTCGCCGCGTTCGCCGGGTTCGCCCTTCGGGCCCGCCGGCATGTAGAGCGAATGCCGCGTGCCATCGGTGAGCCCAAGCGTTACGCGGAAATTGCTTTCCTGTTCGACGCTCGCGATACCGACGCCATCGGCGCCGCGCGGGCCCTCGGGCCCGGGTTCGCCCGGCTTACCGGGTTCGCCCTCGCGCCCCGGGGGGAGCGCGACCACGTGCCGGGTGTCATCCGAGAGGCGCACCACGAAGCGCGACGCGCTCTCCTGTTCGACGCCAGCCACGCCGACGCCTACTGGCCCCGGTTCCCCCGGCGCGCCCCGTGGGCCGGCTTCTCCGCGCGCCCCAGCGGGCAATTCGAGTATTAGCGTCGAGCCGTCCCCGAACACGATCATGGCGCGCGTAGCGTCCAGTTGCGCAATGCTTTTCACGCGCACGGACGCAATGCGTTGCTCCACGAGGGCGAAGCGATCCTTCAGGACGGCGCCGATTGCGTCCAGCAAATTTTCGGGAATGTACGCATCCATTACGCCGCCGCCTTCGCGAGATAAGCCGACAGGGACGCCGACGCTTGCGGCGCGGGGGGCTCGGCTTCGGCCGGGTCGCCTTCGCCCGCAGCCGGCGCGGGTGTGGCGCTTTGCGCGGGCACGGCGCCGACTTGCGAGAGGGGGACCACTTGCGCCTGTAGTCGCGGCTCTTCCCCGAACGCCACGCGCGGCAAGCCTTCGCGCTCGCGCGCTTCGTTGGGCGAATAGAGCCCGCCGCTAATGCCCTTGGTCAACGCTTCAATGCGGCCCTTGAAGTCGGTCCGCGCCAGCGTGTCCGTGTCGAATTCAATGCATTGATCCGGGGGGATTTCGAACGCGGCTTCGAATGCGTTTTCGATATGTTCGAGAACGAAGCCGAGTCCGGTACTCATCCAAAGCGAAATCAATTGCTCGACGTTGTTATAAGTCGCGCCCACGGGGGAACCCACGAGCGGCAACGGCACGCGGAAGGCTCGCGCCACGTCCTCAACGGTCATGTTGAACGCCGCCGCGATTTCGGAATCCTGCGAGTTGATCCCGAGGGCTTGCCATTTCAGCCCGTTCGACAGGATCGGCACGCCGCCCGCATTGAGCCCGACGCTTTGCGCTTCCCACGCCGCGCGGAGCATGTCGATTTGCTGCCGGGTCAACGTGGCCTCGGTCGAGAGAACGCCCGAGGGCCGCGCCATTTGCGAAAAGAACGCCGCTTGTTGCGTCGTGATCGCGACATTCGCCGCCATCGCGAGCGCCGCCGCGCGGATAGGCGATACGCCCAAGAGCGGGTGCACGGGGCAATGAAGCCGCACGTGTAGAACGTCCCGCTGTGGCACGAGATAGTTAATGCCCGAGGGCACGAGCGGGTTTCCGCCGAGCGCGTAATAGATCGCCTTCGATTCCGGGTCAACGTAAGGCGTCGTGTAGCGCGATGCCATCAGGTGCATTGCAACGGGGGTCGCGCGCTGCCGCTCGAATACCGCGTAAGCGTTGCCCCATTCAAACAGGTTCCATATCAAATTCAGCATGAAATCGCTGCGCGTTTGATACGTGTTCGGCTTCGCGAGGATGGCAACTATGGGGCCGTCCTCCACGTCCTCGTGGCCGCCGTCGCCGGTTTCCTGCGATAGCTCCAAGTCCATCCCGGCAATGGTCTGTGCATAGGCGTCGATGCACGCTTGGCGAATCGCAGGCTCCCCAGCGGTGCCCGGATGTTTGCCGAGTTGAAACCAATTCCACGGCCACGCCGTAGGAATGCAGCCCTCGATTGTCGAATTGCCGAGGGGCATGGAGCCGGTCGCGCCCTTCGCCCCGAATACGCGCGCGATGCGCGAAAAAAAATTGTTCACGTGCGGCGGCGCACTTTGCGTGCGCGCATCATGCGATCCTCATAGACGGGGGAGCGGGGGGACGGAATTGCACCGTCAGCGGTGCCGGCTGTGGCCTCGTTCACGGCGGCCGTAGCCCGGCTGTCGGGGGAGCGGTTCCCGGCGCGCGGCTCAATGCCCCCGCGCGGCTCGCGCGTAGCGATGGGCGTGGCGTCGGATTTATGATCCGACGCCACGCCCGGCACACGAGCGGACTTACGCGCGCGCGCCATGCCCGTTCACCACGTCACGTTGGGCATGTGTTGCACGCTGCCCGCGCGCATCATGCCCCAGCTAACCGGCAACACGGTCCGAAGCGCGATGGTCCATTGCTGGAACATGGAAACCGCGCTCGCGCCTTCGCCCGCCTTGCCGGCCGCTGCCTGCGCGGCACTCGACACCTTCAAGCCCCCGTCCGGCGGGACTTGCTCGGGCGTGCCGATGGCGGTCGGGTCGGCCGCGAGCGTGGCATTCGTCGGCGCCGCCGCGCCCGCGTCGGCCATCACAAGCGTTGCGGTATCGCTCACATCGTATTCGGGCGTACCGAGCCCGGTTGCGAAGTGCGCCGCGTCCACGAGGATGATATCCGCCGGGGCGATGTTGTTTGACGCCACGACTTCCACGCCCAGCAGTCGGCCTTGCGCGAGTTCATCCCGGAACAGGAAAATGCCGCCGGAATACATGAGCCCGAGGGAAAGTTTCTGCGCCGTATTCATCAGGAACACGGGGCGCACGCCGTTCCCCGCCGCGATCAAGGCGTTAACCATCGCCTTCAAATCG